AGGAGTCACTTAATGCAAGTGTAAATATATGAAATTACATTGTACGCCAACTATTTTAACGTATACAGTGTGAACTTATATTTTAAATCGTCAACTTGTGCATCTAGCAGGACTCGAACCTGCAACCGCACGGATATAAGCCGTGTGCTCTGCCGTTGAGTTATAGATGCTTAACTGTCTATCTCTTCCTGTGTGTAGAAAGTCTTAAGGTCAGGTAGTGGGTGTGTTTCATCGGAGCCTATAATGTCGAATATTGGATTATCCCCTTCATAGCCTTTAATTGGGTACATTTCCATTATGGCTTCTGAGAGCTTTTTATATTGTTCCTGTGTGAAGAGGATTTGAGAATATTTATTCGATTGTGGCGCGGACTCTATAAACATTAGGAATCGGAGCTCATATAGCCCTTCTGTGTTAAAAGGTACCATATTAAAATAATTTTTTTAGTAAATTGTTATCTTTTAGAACTTGATATAGTTGCTCTGCGATTGAGTCCAGGAGCGTGTGGTCGAGTTGACTATTTAAAGCGTGGAGGATTTCATGTATAAGTGTTGATTCTTGGATAGTCCTTGAAGCGTCCTTATTAATCATTATAATCCTATCGTTGTAGATTGTCTTTCCCAACTCTTCCATTGTTTGGGAGAAGATGAGCGTGTAATCGTGCCCACCTATCTTTAGATGTCGCGTCAACGACTTCTTCTCCTTTTTCCCTCCTTTTATCTTCGCATTTTTCACAGTGGTCGTCATAAGTTATAGGGGTTTGTTTTTTACACTTAACACATATCATAGGAACAGTATATACCTTTCTTTCTAAAAAGTCAACTAGAGGGATGATTCGTTGTATATCCCAGCAAGATTATTCTCTCGTGGTTCCCATTTAATCCTCAACCCCTTGTAGCGCATCATTTCTCTATACTCTTGAATCATGGGCAATAAATCAGCCCTGGCATTCGTTCTACCTTTCCGAAGCCAACTTATAGTATTTTGAGAATCAACTATTATCTCGTCACCGTTATTAGCAAGACGTATCGCCTCGCAACACGCTCGAAGTTCAGTTTCATTGTTAGTAACATTAGGTATTAAAAGTTCCTGCGAGAGTAGGAATTCACCGTTATAAAAAACGGTCATGCCTCCACCTATTGGAGATGGATTAGATTTAATCATGTAACCATCAACATGGAAGATGTTTCCTGACGCACAAAAATCACCAAAATCAAAAGAATTTTTATTGAATTTAACCTTTATTTTCTTAGGTTTATGGAACTTCGCTCTGTATAGTTCCTTTACTTGTTCATCTGTTAGACTATTCACTAACTCTATCATTTCTAAGTCCATATTATTACGTTGCGGTTAAGATAGAATCTTTCATACTAGCCTGTAAAAAGGCAAGTTGCTAATTCTTAAAAAAGAATCGTACTGTAGTTCTAACATCTCCACTTTCTAGCCATGTTGCCGTTGTTACGGGATTGGTCATTATCGAAAGCACTTGATGTTGTACCCCTGTTTCCGTACAGTATTAGCCTCGGATAACAGTTCGTGGTTGCGTATAAAGACGAGAATGCTGTCTCGTTCATCACCCCCATTGCACACGACACATTATTTGGCATCCATAGGGGAGAGTGTCGAACGTGCATTAGCCTGCTACCCCTACAGTAAAATAAAAACCCTTAGAGCGTGGCTCTATCATTCTTTTCAGTCTGATAGGACTCCACTCTAAAGGTTCTCTTTATTGTTGGAATCATAGCACGCTCACTGGATTTCTCCAATAGATACAAGTATAGCACCTTCTTTTTAAAAAGTCAAGTACTTTTTTAAGGATATTTCAGTAATTTGACAATACAGTTCTCTTATGTTACAATGTATCAATTGACACACGAGCAAGTAGTAACTAAAAAGATGTTGGAGAACTTCCCTTACTTTATATCAAGGGCTAATAAGTTGTGGCGACTTGAGAATCTTTACTACATCGTAACCAAGGACGGCAAGAAGGACCTTTTTAAACTAAACAGAGCACAGAAGCATTTTCTTGAAAATTACATTCTAAGACCAGACCCTTACTATCGGCATATTATTCTAAAGTCTCGTCAGCTTGGGTTCACGACTTTAATTAATCTTTTTATTTTAGATGAAATTATATTTAATCAAAATAAAGAAGGTCTTGTAATCGCCCATACCCAAAAGGATGCAACTGAAATCTTCAACCGTAAGGTAAAGTACGCAATTCGTAACCTATACAGGGATATTCAGGATATTTTGGAAATGGACCAATCTAGGTCTAACCGTGTACAGTTTGTATTCCCTGACGAATCAGTTTCAGCTTTCTCGGTTTCTAATTCAGGACGTTCTGGAACCTTTAACTTCCTCCACATCTCGGAATTTGCTAAACTCTGTAAGGCGTACCCTGAAAAAGCTCGTGAAGTTATCTTGGGTACCTTACCTGCCCTTTCATTCGACTCATTCGCCTTCATTGAAAGTACTGCAGAAGGAATGAACGGTGATTTCTATGAGATGTTCGATAAATCATGGAAACGTAGACACCTTATAACACCGCAGGTTTCTAAGATTGAATTCTATCCTCACTTTTACTCATGGACTTGGGACGACGCAGAAATGAGTAAGATTGAATCACCTATTCCAATTGAAAACATGGAAGAGTGCGAAATCAACTGGGGAGAGTATCAAAAAGATAATGGATTATCTGATATTGAAATTACATATTACTATTACAGATTCCAACAACTAGGAAAAGATATAGACCGTTTACACCAGGAGTATCCAACGAACCACATGGAAGCGTTCATTGGTTCAGGGTCTAATTATTACAACTTACAAAAGATTTACGATTTTGACAGTAGAGCTGACGATAATTACACACGGTATGATTATATTAATGGTGAATTTGTTGAAAATGATAAAGGAGACTTATACGTTTACAAGAAACCAGAAGAAGGACGCAGATATGTCATAGGCGGTGACGTTGCAGAAGGGCTCCAGAGCGGTGACTACTCGACTGCATGTGTGTTGGGTCACGATAAGGAGATTAAAGCTCTCTATCGCGGTCACATCGAGCCAGATGACTACTCTAAAATGATACAAGCTCTCGGAAGGTGGTATAATATCGCTCTCGTTGCAGTTGAATTCAATAAAGACGGAAACTGGGTGAATACTGACATGCGAAACATGGGTTATCCTAACCTATATGTTCGAACTGTTATTGACGATATTACAAAGAACGAAACAAAGATGTACGGATGGGTTACGAATAAGAAAAACAGAGACTTCGCTCTTGGTGAATCTAAAAAGCACTTCAATTCTACGGATATGGTCAACTGTAAACCCCTCCTGGATGAACTTAAAACTTTCATAAGAAATAAACGAGGCAGACCAGAGGCAGCCAATGGTAAACATGATGACGTTGTGATGAGTTGGATTATAGGCTTAGCCATCCTTCAAGGTAAACAAGACATAAAAGAGGAAAAAAAGACACTTAGTTGGCACGATTTGGTATTTCCTAAGAGATTAACTTGACAAAAATGTCAATATAGTGTATCATATAGTAAAATATGGCAGAAAAATCCACACTAGACTTTCTCGTAGCAAAAAAGAGAGAGATGACTGACTCAAAGTACCGAAAAACCTTTGATTTACTAGCAAATGAAATAGAAGCTAACCTTGTTGACACTCACACACAACGTGAAAGAATTGATGAGGCTGCTAAAACGTATGTATATATTCCTACTGTACGTTCAGATGGCTCTACTGACTTTGCAATCTTACCACGTGTAAGTCAGATGAATAACGAAGGTTCACAAGTTCCTCGCTCAGCAGAACCTATTGCTTTCTCTAAGATTCTCGTAGCTGCTTCTGCAATCGCGTCTAACCTTCCAGACGGAACCGCTGTTTCAATCAACCGAATTAAAGCTCGATTCTACTACGAACTTTGGAAACGCTCATGGACTGTTTCTGAGATGAATGGTTTTACGACCCTTGAAACAGCTGTTCAAAATCTACTTACTTACGGATGGTCTGCGTGGCGTGTATTCCCTAAACAGATTATTGTTGACAAAACATATAAAGGTAAAAAAGTTAAAAAGATTATCTTTGACGACGTATATCGAGAACCGTTAGACCCACGTAGAACATGGATTGGATTATCCTACAAGTCTTATAATAATGACAATCGTCCAGAAGTACTTTACGAAATTGACATTACTAAAGAAGCTTATGAGACTCTAAAAAAGACTCATGGTAAACGTAAACGAAAAGACGCTGACACAGGCGATGTTTCTATTGAGGGATTGAAAGAAAATCCAGAGAAGCAAAATACTCACGTTACTATTACATTTTACGAGAACCCTAAAGAGAACCGTTACATTGTAGCCTCTGATTCAATCGTATTTTACGATGGTGAAATGCCAAACGAAGATGTGTACGGCTCAGTAGTTCTTGCTCATTGTTTCTTTAAAGACATGAACGACCCACACGGAGTAGGTTTGTTCGAAATGATGAGAGGTAATGCGTACCTTTACAACTACATCAACTCACTCAATGCTGAACAAGTAGAAAGTGAAATCCATCCTATTCTCTTTGGAATTGGAATGACAGGACAAGGAGACTTAACATACAAACGAAGTCCTAACCACATCAATCAACTCCCAGCAGGTGGAAAGATTGAGAAGATTCTCACTACAGGTAATACCACTCTTGGAATCAACTACGCTAACGCACAGAAAAAGAATCTTGAGGATAATACAGGTGTCAATGACATCGTTTCAGGTTCTAACACAGGTAACACTCTTGGTGGAACAGTAATTCTCAAAGAAGCTGCTCTTAATCGCCTTATTAAGCCTCGCAACTCAATTAAACAGGCTTTGGAAAACGACTCATGTATCCTATTCTCTCTCATTGAACAAGGACAAGCTAATGCACGAGAATTTACTTTCGCAAATCCAGACGAAGCTAAATTATTCGCTGAGCTTAATCCAGAGTTTCAACACTCTCTAGGAGAACTTACATTTAACGAAGAAGGTGTACCTGAATTAAAAGTATTCTCAAGTCAGAAAGTTCCAGTGACATTCGATTTCAACAAAGAAGGTCTTATAGAATCAGACTTCGAAGACCAAGAAGTGGATGAATATGGCGACCCTAAATATTCTGTATCTAAGGAGACTGCATTTAAAACAATCCGTGAAGTTGAAGATAAGGTTGGATATGACCGTGTCCTAATTAAAATCGACACTAACTCGATGCTCGTTCCTTCACAGGAAGTTAAAAAGCAAGCGTCAATGTCAATCTTCCCTGTTATTCAGAACTCAATTCAGATTATTTACGGACTCGCTCGACAAGATGCAGAACAAGCGGTAGCGCAGCTTAAATCCCTCACCCAGTTCCTAGAAATACAGAAAGAAAACATCTACGACTACATTCCTAAAGAACAGTACGACAAAATAATGACAATGCAAATGGCTCCAACACCAGAACAGCAAATGATGCAGATGATGCAAGGACAACAAGGTCCAGTACAGTCAGACGGAACTAATGTAGCTCAACCTCAGAACCCACGTGAAATGTCACAAAGTAGAATGGATAGTTCATTTAACGCTTCAATGGGTAAAATGATGTCAGAAGAATAATATGGAACAATACAGAGAACAAATAAATCAGATATTCACTCAAGAAAATCTCCCTGCGATTTTGGCGGTGTTAAACCACATAAGACCAAAATATCTAGGACTCTGTAAAGATACAGAGTTCAGTACCATCGTAAACGTCGCCAAGTTAGATGGTATTCAAGAATTAGTGGCTGAATTAATACAATATGTCGAAAACCAAAAAAGGATTCACAACTAGCATCGAGAATTGCCAAATTGATGTAAAGTATTCGAAACAGGCAGAAAAGAAAGAGCTTATCAGATTCACAATTAAAGAAGGAAACACGTTTGAAATCAATTCAGACGCTCTTCTAGCTTTAATTACGTCTCAGTTTAAGACAAAGGAATTCGCGTTAGCTTTAGCAGACACAGATGTCGCTAACATCTACATGGTTGAAACAGAAAGATATATTAACGCCACTCTTGATAGAGATTTCAAGAAAGGTGAAAGAATATCCTTCCCATTCAAACACATGTACCCTTATGTGCTTGCTGCCGCTGAAAAGGCGTACCATATAGCAGAACATGATGGAAAGGTAAAAGAGGTGCCACGAGAGGTATTTGAGCAAACACTCAAGAACCTCGGTGAAATTAACAAAGAATTTATTGAAACATTATATAAAAAAGAAATAACTAGCAAATAGCTATGAAAAAAAACACACCTGAACAGGTTGAATTAGAAACGGTAGAAAAAGCTCCAAAATATGACGGTGTAGAGACATACACTACTGTCTTTGACGGAACACGGAGTCAAACGGTTACAAAGAAAATTAACTTGTCTGATGACGAAGCTGAGGCTTTCCTTAAAGGAAATGACCCTAAGCGATATTTTAGAAAAGGTAGAATTTCAGTATCAGTTCCAAAAGCATTTGGAGAACTACTCCCAGATGACCGAGAAGAAGTACAGGTAATGAAAGCTGTACTTAAAGATTTTGACGGACTTCTTATGTTCAAACATAACCGACAGAACCTTTACACAATCCTCGTTCCAAAGGAACTCGCTGACTTCGAATTAAATGATGAAGGAGATTTCCTCGAAGAGTTAGTTCCATACGATATTCGTGTGGTGAACTTCTCTGGTGGTTCTACACCATCAGCTTTTGAACCAGGATACTTTAAAAAAGTATGTGTTGGTGATGGGAAGAATGTGTTAGGAATTGCAGGTCACTTGATGAAGGTACGACAGAAACGAGCTGGATACCGATAGCACTTGACAAGATTATCAATATAGTTTATAATATAAGATAACAATACGTTATCCCTAACGATAAAGGTGTATGGAACAAGAAACATTTGACGTGGCGGACTTTTCGTTCGAAGACCCAACCACTGAAACCCCTGAACAGAAACAAGAGCCAAAAGAAGTTGTAGAAGAAAAAAAAGAAGTTAAAGAGGAGCCTAAACAAGAGAGTACTCAAAGGACAACTCAGCAACCTCAACGATTCGAAGGCGAAAGTGATACCCAATATGGGTTACGATTACAACTCTTCACTGCTGGACTAGCGAAAGCTGACGCATCAGAAGAAGAGAAGTCATTAATCACCGAGCAGATGAAATCTATTCGGAAACAACTATCTAGCGGCAAACCTACTGAAACCACTAAAACAGAAACTCAGTCAGGAACAATCGAAAGCGAAGAAGAGAAAAAAGTTATTGCAGAAAATTTACGAAACCTTGGTTATTTAAATCAAGATGAAGTAAAAAAACTCCTTGATGAAGCTCTTGGTAAAGTTACTCAGAAACAGGATGCTGTTTTATACGAGCAACGATACAAAGAACAAACAGAAGGAATTAAAGAATTCTACAATAGACGACCAGATATAGCGTCAAGTAAAGAATCACGCTCACAACTAGAACAAATAGTGATGGATAAGTTCAAAATCACTCCAGATTCAACTAAGGATGAAATACTCCTTGCGATGGAAATGGTAGCGAATTTCGCTTTCCCACGAACTGACCGTTCAGCAGTTGCACGTGAAACACAAGAAAAGATTGACGTAATGAATATATCAGGCGGAAATAGAAATAGTGGACAATCCTACGAAGTAGAATCTGACACTATTAAAACTCTGAAAGACGCAGGTTGGTCTGACCAAGATATAAAAGCCTTCACAAGCTAAATATCCGAACGTATGTAAAAGTGGTTTCAAGACCGCTTTTATTTATTTCATTTTATGTCATTCAAATTAACAACCCCAAAAAACACAAGGGTAGGTGAGGATAAAACCAAAGCTACAAACCTTGCAACAACGGCTGGAGTTCTTTATCAGAACTCAGTCACAACTGGAGCTCTTGAAGCAGCTGGTGCTTCGACTGTAGCAACTCAGATTCTCTGGGTAGCAAACGAGTCAATCACAGCTGGTGAAGCTCTTGCAAAAGTAAGTGCGCTCCGAGTAGACCAAGGAGACGTATTCCTAGTTGACACTGCTAACAACTCTAACTCTGCTCATAATGGACAGCGTATGGTTCTCTCAGCAGGTGGTGCAACTCTTAACAACACAGGTACTGATTCAGCTACTGGAGTATTCCAGCAGCTCGATGTCGTAGGTGCCGCAGCAGATAAGAAAATCCTCGCAGTACGAGTGTAATAAAAATATATGTCATTTCGAGTAAATTATAGTACCATCCTTAACGATAGAATGAAGAAAATCTACCCTGTCGTTAGCCCTAAGATGGTTGATGAGTTTTCAAAGTATTCAACTAAGATTGAGTGGAACCAATATCAACACACCACATCAGGTGTAACTGGTCTTGGTATGGGTCAGGTAATCGCAGACGGACAAGTTCCAGCTTCAGATGCACCAATCCAGGGTTATACAAAAACTTATACACAGGCAATCTTCACACAACGAATTCGTATTACGAAACAAGCTTTCTACTACTTATTCCAGGCTAAAGATGCTAAGAAAATCGATGCTTTAATCAAAGCTAAAGTTCTCAGTCTCAAAGATTCAATTCAGCTTCTCCAGAACTACTACGCACAATCTATTCTTGCGAATGGTTGGGCTACATCTTTCACTTTCACCCCAATCGGTGGATTCCAAGGTTCAGTAACAGTTGATACAACTGGAGCTGACGGAGTAGCGTACTGGTCAGCTTCTCACCCACGAGAAGACGGAGGTACAGCATGGTCAAACATTATATCATCAGGTACAGCTAACCCTGTATTCTCATTCACAGCTCTCCTTGCAGCTCGTGGACAGCAAGCTGATAAGAAAGATGGTCGTGGTCTTCCACTCGTTGGAACAAAATTGGATACATTCATGTTCCAAGACCAATCAACTGCTTTCTTCCTCGCTACATCAATCAAGAAAACTCTTGAATCAGGTAAATATCCTTCTGCAACTCCAGGTACAACTGGAACATTCGTAGACGGAAACCCTACAGATTCATTTGAAGTAATCGGTCTTACTCGTTTCGGTTCATCTGGTACTGGCGTGACTTCAATCATGTGGTTCGGATTTGACTCAGCAATGAAGAACGAAGACTACGGATTCAAGTATATCGAATCTATGCCACTTGACATCTCTCCATTCATGGAAGATTTCTCAGGAAACATGGACCAAATTTCTACAGCTACACTCTACTGTCAGTTTGGCGCATCAGACCTTCGTGGTTGGATGGCAAGTAATGGGACAGCTTCATAGTTTTTCCTCAAGGAACATGAGATTCGTCTCGTGTTTCTTACAGGGAACACTCCCAAAATATATATATGCTTTGGAATATACACACAGAACCAGTAGACGCAGCAGTTGATTTAAGTGCGTCAGGAGACACTACTCTTGTAGCGTCTTCTTCAACATCTTATAATTACATTTTCAACATTTCAGTTGTTGTAGCGGCACCAACTACAATTACTTTGAAATGTGGCTCACGAACAGTAGCTAAATATACACTTCAAGCTAACGCTACGATGTCTATTTCAGCCGCAGACTATAACTCAGGACAACCATACTTTACTTGTCGTCCAGGTGAGGCATTTATCCTCAATAACAGTTCAGCTGTTGGAGTAACAGGAACAATTAAGTACGCTTCTCAATCAGTATCATAATATGTACGCTTTACCTCAAGAGAAAAATGCGTTAGAGACTTTTGCAGGACAAAGAGATGTATTAATGAAAGATGTTGCTCTTCTTGAAGACAAGAAGACTCAACTCAATTCTGAAATAAAACAACTCGTTGACTCTGTAACGTCTGCACGTCAAGAACAAGAAACTATAACTGAGCTCATGAAGGCTCAGCTTAAAGGTGAAGGTGCATTATCTGAGAAGGTTAAAGCTACTATTGATGCCCTTAAACGAGACGTTGACTACCTTAATAAAGAAAAAGCTCTCGTAACAACTGAGTTACAGGAACGTACTTCTTTCTTACAGGAGACATCATCTGCCGTTGAGAAAATCTCAAAAGAGGTTGCGCAAGCTCAGAACGCCCTCACTGGAATCTATCAAGATATTAACAACTCAGCTACTTGGATGAAAGAGGCTGTTGTTGATATTAAGCAATTACTTGAAGAAGCTAAAGTTACTTCAAACAAATTTGCAGAAGACTTTACTCGATACGAAAAGGAACATAACGAACGTGTTGCGTTCCTAGACAAAAAGGAATCTCTTATTCTTGCACGAGAACGTGCTGTTGATGAGAAATACTTGTCTTACGTTAAAATGGCTGGGGAAGGATTAAACTAATAACTCATGATTTACGTTGTAAACTACGGAACCCCTTTATCGCAGGTTCAATTAGACACGATTAATAGTCTAGTTGCGCTTGGAACTACCCCACCAGGGTCAGCTATCACTAAAGATGGTTCTGGAAACTTCGTAAACACAGCTATAAGTGGAAGCTCACCTCTCACAACTAAAGGTGATTTATACACATTCACCACAGTGGATGCACGGCTAGGTGTAGGTACTGATGGTCAAGTTTTAACCGCTGACTCATCTACTGCAACAGGTCTTAAATGGGCTGCTGTGACTGGTACTGGTACTGTTACATCAGTTTCAGTTGTTTCAGCTAATGGGTTCGCTGGTTCTGTGGCTACCGCTACAACTACACCTGCAATCACTCTGTCTACAACCATTACAGGGCTATTGAAAGGAAACGGTACTGCAATAAGTGCCGCTGTTTCTGGTACAGACTACGCACCTGCGACATCTGGTACGTCTATCTTAAAAGGTAACGGCTCAGGTGGCTTTTCTAACGCCTCAGCTGGTACTGACTATGAAGTTCCACTCACATTCTCTACTGGACTTACACGTACAGTGGACACTGTTACAGTAAACACTACACAAAACATCGCTAAGTTGTCTAATTTAACAACAAATGGTTTTGTTAAAACATCTGGTGGTGACGGTACACTTTCTATTGACACAAATACCTACATAACAGGTAATCAGACAATTACTCTCTCTGGAGATATTACTGGTTCAGGTACAACAGGAATCACTACTGCTATTGCTCCACTCGTCATAGTTGACGGTGACATAAACGCATCTGCTGGTATTACCCTTTCGAAGTTGGCTGCTCTTACAGTAAGTCGTGCTTTGGTATCTGATGGCTCAGGTGTTATCTCAGTCTCGTCAGTTACTTCTACAGAATTAGGATATGTTTCAGGAGTAACTTCTGCTATTCAGACACAACTCAACGCTAAACAAGCTACAGGAAACTATATTACAGCTCTGACTGGTGATGTCACAGCAAGTGGACCTGGTTCTGTAACTGCTACTATTGCTAATGACGCAGTAACGTATGCTAAAATACAGAACGTGTCAGCTGCTTCTAAACTATTAGGTAGAGGTAGTACTGGAGGTTCTGGTGACGTAGAGGAAATTACTGTTGGCTCTGGATTATCCATGAGTGGCACAACTCTCTCGGTTACTGGTGGTGGCTCTGGTGAAGCAACTGTATTCACTGTCGCTCAGACAGCGCACGGTCTTTCTGTCGGTGATATTGTACGTTCAAATGGTACTGCTGGTCAGTTTACTAAGGCTCAAGCTGACTCTGCTGCAAATGCAGAGGTAATTGGTATTGTAACTGTAGTAACTGACGCTAACAACTTCACTGTAACGACTGAGGGATATATCACAACTGGAGTTCCTACAGCAACTGCTGGCACTGTGTTCTTCTTATCTCCAAGTTCAGCTGGGGCACTTACTTCAACTGAACCTTCTACTGTTGGTCAAATATCAATACCACTCCTCACAGTTATAACATCAGCTGCTAAAGCGTTCTTCACCGTAAGACGAGGATTGGTGATTGCTACCGCAGGAACAGGAACAGTTACTTCAATTGCTACAGGCACAGGACTAACTGGTGGAACAATCACGACATCAGGTACAGTATCCCTCTCAACAGCCCTTGCTCCAATGGCTACACTCACAGGTAATGCCCTTAAATACCTTCGTGTAAACGCTGGTGAAACAGCTGTTGAATACGCAACCGTATCAGGCTCAGGAGACGTAGTGGGACCTGGTTCAGCGACAGATAATGCTGTTACTAGATTTGATGGCACTACAGGTAAGTTGGTACAAAACTCAGGTGTAATCATTGATGACACCAATAATATAACTGGCATCGCTACGCTCGACATTGGCAACGCTGACACTACTCTTTCAAGAAGTGCGGCTGGTATTATTGCTGTAGAGGGTGTAGCTGTTCCTACAATCTCAAGTACTGACACACTCTCTAACAAGACTCTTACTGCTCCAAAGTTCGCTGATTTAGGCTTTATTGCAGACGCAAACGGTAATGAGATGGTTATTTTCGACACGGTAGCAAGTGCGGTAAACGAAATCACTCTTGCCAACGCTGCTACAGGTAACAGCCCGACAATTTCAGCAACAGGTGGTGACTCAAACATAAACATAAATCTAGTTCCAAAAGGTACAGGTATTGTAAAGGGGGAACTAAAACGCTTTATGGTTCGTCTACTCTCAAGTACAACTGATACCGCTACAGGTACAACAATCGGCGGAGATTATCGTATTTCTAACCGTGCAATCACAGTGAAAGCGGTAGGAGCATACGTAGACACCGCAGGAACAACCAACACAACAACAATTGATATAAACGAAGCTGGAGTGTCAATTTTATCAACTAAAATCACAATCGACTCTACTGAAAAGTCATCAGAAACTGCCGCTACGCCACCTGTTATTTCAGACACCGCAATCGCGGCAGACGCGGTGGTCACCTTTGACATTGACGCAATCAGTACCACCGCAGCAAAAGGTTTAACAGTCTGGGTGGATTATATTTACGCTTAGTATGTTACGAGAAAAAATCTTAGCAACACCAATAGAACTACGCTCTAAAGTAAAAGCTGAGGAGATAGTCAAAGCTGTAAAAATAAAGAAAGGTAAAAAACTTTCTTTCAAAAAGAAACGCGACTATGAAATTGTTGAGATACAACAGTTAGAAAATGGTGTTGCTTTATTTGCACGAGTATTTGAAAACGGCAAACAAATAGGTTTTGGCGATGGAACGGTAGACATAGAACGCTTTATTTTCATTAACCCACCTCTTTTGGTAGATGATGAGAATGGAGACATAGTGGAGGAGTATCAAGATAAAGAAGGTGTAAAACACGTTAGAAAACTTCGTGAAGACCCTGTAGAAGCAATAAAACTTGCTCTTGAGAATACGGTAGACGTAATGAAGAATAAGTTTGACAATTCAAAGATTATTCAGGGTAAAACAGGAAACACCACAACAACTGTATACCCAGCGTATGATGCGTATTTAGGGCGTGAAAATAGCTCTGACACATGGACTGCAATGCGTGATGCAGCTACCTCTGAATATCAAGGGCAATATCCTAACACAACGAACACATACGCAGGTTTCATTAACTATAAAAGTGGCTCATTTCGTTCTATTGAACGTGCATTTTGGACATTCGACACTTCATCTGTTCCCGATAGTGACACTATCTCCTCTGCTTCTATTAACTTAAAAATGGGTACCCTAACGGGTGGAAATCCTGATTCATGTACTTATCACATCGTTTCTGTCGCTCCTGCTTCTAAAACATCAGTCGCATCGGGTGACTATGACTCTTTTGGGACTACATCGTGGGGGTCGGTAGCTCTTTCAACAATAACATCCACCAATACTTATTACACATGGACTTTGGACTCTAACGGAATTGCGAATATTTCTAAAACGGGAAATGACTGTTTTGGAATGAGAATGAATCGGGATATTGATAACTCTGAACCAACAGGAATTAACCGTCGCGCGTTCTTTTATGTAGCAGCCACAGGAACAACAAGCGACCCGTATCTGACAATGGAACACGCTGCAGCTGCAACCTTCATTCCTTTAATAATGATGAGTTAATATGAAAATAGACATGATAGAAAATTTAGCACCTGCGTTACATAATGGAGTACTGAAAGCATCCATAGGTTCTTTGGTTGGCTTATTCGCGTACTTCTTCGATGTGGGATTGTTCCCAGCAATGCTTGCATTGTTAACTTTATCAATAATGGACTTATTTACTGCTTTTCTTGCTAGGGGTGAAAATCCAATAGAACCTTTCTCACGCCCAATAAGAAAAACAGCTCATAAGATTGCAGGATACTTTGTATCAATTTCATCAGTATTCATCCTTGCTAAGATAATCTCATCAGACATAGGTGTAGACATTACTATGATAGACAATATGCTTGTTTGGTTCTTTGTAATCCATGAGGTAATATCAATCATTGAGAATCTAAACACAGCAGGTATACCTATTCCTGTACCATTTTTAGATAAGTTAAAGAAGGTAAAAGAAATAATCGAAAACAAATAATATGCAATCAGCTTTTACTCAAGGTATACTTCAAACACCACTAGATACCACTTTAGGTGGAACGGGTTTGTCATCTTTAGGTTCAGCATTACAAGTAATCAGAGTAAACGCTGGTGGTACTGCACTTGAGTATGCCGCAGCTGGTACTGGAGATGTTGTAGGTCCTTCATCTGCAACAAACGAAGCTATTGTATTATATGATGGTACAACTGGTAAACTTGTAAAGAACTCTACTGCGACAATCAATACTTCTGGTGTTATTGTATCAACCTCGATGCAACCAACTGCTGGAGTTTTAGCTGGCTCTGCAAGTCAAACAACCACAACAGCAGCCGCTGGACAGTTATTTGGTTCTACGAGTACTCACTACCAATTAGGAACTGGTGGTATCACAGCGACTCTTACAGCTGATTTTAATGCAGTTGGAACACTTCTAAGACAATCAACTTTCACTGAGGCTGCAACAGGTACACATGCCCTTATATCTAATCTCGCTGTACGTTCTCCAATCATAACAAACGGTTCAGGGTCTACAACTAACGCGGTAACATTTTATGTAGAAGGTGCACCTACTGGTACAGCGTCTCCAACTAATGTGTATGCTGCATGGTTTGACGCTGGAGAAGTACGAATAGATGGAGATATTGGAGATACAACTAACAGAACTGCTAAGGTTTGGGCTACAAATATTGAAAGCACGAACATGCCTACAGTTGGTGGAACATCATTGTCTTCAACCTTCGCGGCATTGGCTGGTAGTACAGGGCAAGTATTCTCTGTGTCTAGCCTTGAATTAGGTAACTCTGATACAACGCTCTCAAGGTCTGCTGCTGGTGTAATAGCTGTAGAAGGTGTTGTAATCCCATCAATCTCAAGTACAAACACTCTCACAAACAAAAGAATAACAAAACGTGTAGGCACAACAACATCATCAGCTACGCCTACAATCAATACTGACAATGTAGACTATTACTCACTCACCGCTCAAACTGTAGATATTACATCATTTACAACAAACCTTTCTGGAACTCCTACAGATGGTCAAACTCTTTGGATTTCTATTACAGGTACGGCAGCTAGAGCTATAACATGGGGTGCTTCTTTTGAAGCGTCTACTGTTGCCTTACCAACGACTACGGTATCAACTAACAGGCTAGATGTAGGTTTTGTCTGGAACGCAGCTACTAGTAAATGGCGATGTGTCGCTCAAGCATAGAATATGGCATTAGCTTATGTAAATGGTAACAACTCATCTGGAACTGGAACATCACTCACTTACTCTGTAGATTGTACTAGTGCAGATATATTACTTGTCGGTATTGCTGTTAGTTCAGGTACTGTTTCAACTGTAACATACAATGGTGTTTCAATGACACTAGATGTGTCAAATACAACGAACACAAAAACTTACATATACAGATTAAATAACCCTACAACTAGTACAAATGATGTAGTTATTACACCATCTGGCTCTACCACAGTATATTCTTGTGCTGTGGCGTATTCTGGGGCTTCATCTACTGGTCAACCAGATGCCACTAACTCTTATACAGAAGCATTAACAGACACTGTTGGTGTATCTGTTACGACTATAGATAGTGATTGTGTTGTTGTTGCGTTTGGTATAAATATTGGCGCAACGACAATAACCAGAACATCAAGCGGAAATACTAGACAAAGTTCTTCACAGAGGATAATGTTTGATTCTGGCACAGTAGCTAGTCCAAGTAGCTTCTTCTCTGAATTTACATCTAATTATGCGTCTGGAGCAGCAACGATTTGTGTTGCTTCAATAAAACCATCAATAACAACCACAAACTCAGGATTCTTCGCTTTGATTTGACAAGTTATCAATAATAGTATATAATATAAATATGATTCCTCTCTTAAAAGTAGACCACAATACAGGAAATACACTCACGATTCAGAATTTTTTTGAGTCGTTAAACTCATCGTACTTCCTTGGTGACCAAGTATCTGGAACTACAACCTTAGCTGTAATAAATGGCTCTCTATTCACTACTGCAAACCCTTATGTAGTTATCGGTAGCTTTGGTTCAGATACAGCAGAATTACGTTCAGTTTCTTCATCTACTGCTACAACAGTAGTAGTTTCATCTGGAACATCTTTCGCACACGCTCAAGGAGAGCCTGTTCACAACGTTCGCTATAATCAAGTGGTAATTGAATCAGCTACTTCTCAGGGCGGTACATATTCAGTTCTAGCAACAGCTAGCATAGATTGGACTAATTCTAGCACCGTTTATCAGCATGGTGCAGGAACCGCTACAACTTGGTATCGTGTACGTTTCTTAAACGCAACCGCTACCGTTTACTCAGACTACTCAGATGAAGCAGCTTCTTCATCTTTCGGAGTAACAACAGCTGGATACCTAATCGAACGTGCTAGGAGTCAAATGGGTGACACTACAGGACTTACTGACTCATTCTTTGTTGGAGCTTTAAACGATGCTCGTAACTTAGCTAACACAAACTTTGGTTACGGTAGAATGAATGAATGGAGACAAAACTTCGAGTATCCTATTCAAATGCTTGCTGGAAGAAACTTTGTAACCCTACCTACAAACATTGACTTCGATGAGACAAACAGGACAATCCTAAACGCTCGATATGCACGACAGCAAGTAGCGGCTAATGTACCTTTGACATACGTTGACAAAAGACGATGGAACAGTGTATCATACATTAACCGTTACGCTCCTACGAGTGGAATCACAGCTATTTCTGCTACTTCAATTGTACTCACTAACTCTGGCGACTTCCCTGCTTCTGGAACTGTTTACGCTGCAACTGATGACCCTACGCAGTCTATTCTTACAATAACTTACACAGGTAACAACCTAGCCACAAATACATTGACAGGTGTCTCTGGTGTTACGCGAGCTCTACCTACAGGATGTCAGATTTGGGCTTACGCTACATTCTCTTACCCATTCTACTTCACAGTGTTTGACGGTAATATTTGGTTCGAACGCCCTATCCCCACATCACTACAGGGCAAGAATCTATACATAGACTACTATGAGAAACTAGCTGACCTAGAATATTTAACTGACGTAGTTCCTGAACACTACCGTAATATCTACATTGACTACATACGTTTTGCAATAAAGAAACGTAGAGATAACTCAATTGGAGAAGACGACCAAGACTACAAGAGATTCAAGGACTCTATTAACACAATGCTTGGCAATCCTTACACTGGTCAATCTCAAATCATCATAACCTAATATGGCTAAAGTAGTACAAGACATTACATTTGAACCAATAACAGAGGGGGTAATAGCAGACTCTACGGTGTCTTATTATGTAACACCAAAGAACTCAGTGTCATCGTGCGAGAATTTCAACAACGACATACTTGGAGTTTTAACATACAGAATCCCTTTGGGCTTACAGTTTGTACCAGAGGCTACTAATAACGTATCAGCGGTGTTATTTCAACCAGCGGCTTCGGCTAACAGAATTTACTATCAAGTAAATCAAAGTTTACTTTGGCGCGATGCTGGTTCACCAACAACAGCAACAACATATACAAGTATATTCCAGTCAAATTACCAACCAAGATATTCGATTATCCAAGGTAATTTACTCATGACTTGTGGTTCCCTTAGTGGAATTAAGTACACAACTGGAGCAGCGGCACCTACAGCAATTGCAGGTATTTCTGGTACACCAACAGATATAGACCTAATAGATGCTGGATTTGGTGGTCGTATTTGGTATGGTTCATCAACTAATGCAAACAACCGAGTTTACTACACAGACGTAATTCCTACCGCTGGCGTTGCTTCTACAACAGGTACCTCACAGTATCTAACAATCAACGCTAACAACGGTGACTATGTTACTGGTTTAATTCAAGGTCAGCAAGTTCTTTATGCCTTCACTGCTAACGGCATATTTAGAATCTACAACACCCAATCTCAAGACAATGTACCTTTAGCTTTTGTAGGAGCACCTAATCAAGAAAGTATCGCAAAAGGTACCGATGGAATATACTTTTACCACTCTACTGGATTTTACAAACTAACAGACGGAGGAACAGCTCAGCTTATAAGTAACAGAATTAAATCTATTATTCCAAGATACACTAACCCAGTTAGAGTTTGGTCTGTTGGAGACTTTGTGTACTTTTCATTCTACTATGACTTTAATACTGGCGGCGGTACTAACCTTGGTTCAAAAGTATTCAGATACACGATAAGCACACAGACATGGACAGTATACAACTTCTTTAAAAACATTATATACGCAACAACAACGTCACTTGACAGAAGCAATACACGAAGAACATATTTGTTCGGCTCATCAGGAGGTGCTAATTCTACATTTGCCTCTATATTCGAAGAGCAAGAACGTGGTGATGGCTCAATCTCTACATGGAGTGCATCAGGAGATGATAATAGTGAAATTCAGATAATTGGCTCTTTTGAAACCAATTGGGAAAATTTTGGGATGGAGAGTCACATAAAACAAATAAATGGTATAGCATACCCTAGTTCAAATGCAACTGGTTTTGACGTTGCTTACCAGGTTGACAATGCTAACCCTAGTCATTGGATACCAATTGGAAAGTTATCAGACAAAACTATTACATTATTCAAAGACTTTGTGTCTGTACCTTTCAATAGAATCCGCTTTAGAGTAATGGGTCAGAAGAAGAACCCATACAGTGGTGGAAGTTTTTGTTCTATTGGAAGTCCTACAATAATGAAACTAACAGATAAAGGTTATGAATAACGATGAACAAGAGTTTATAAAGGATAATCCAGTAATACCAGTAAAGTTTACACCAAAAAACTCTGGTTCTTATTCGAGATTCATGCAGAGGGACACAATAAAGGCTGAATCTTCTAACGCCTTAGAACAAACTCTTGGAATCAAAGTTGGCGAAAAAGCACAGAACGCAAACACTCCTTACTACCAAGGTCAAGTAGATTTCCCACAACCTTCTGTAGTTGGATTCGGTAAAGTAACATCAGCAGGAGCTAAATCAACGCCATTCCTCTCAGATAGATGGACTGTAGCGAAGAACTCATCAGGTAACTACACTATTACTCACAACCTAGGATTCACAAACTATGTTCCAATAGTCACAGCGTCAGACACTGCATCGAGGACTATTTGTGTGAGTGGTGAAACATCTACAAAGTTTGACGTAGAAACATACACAGATGCAGGTACACAAACAGACACCGCTTTCAATTTCATAGTTTATATACAATAATATGCAACCATTACAATTCGGCTCAAGAGGACCTGAGGTCACAAAACTCCAACAGATGTTGAAGGATGCTGGCTTCTTCCCTAAGAGTCAATCAACAACAGAGTACTTCGGTCCGATAACAGAAAAAGCCCTCAGAGAGTATCAGGCTTCTAAAGGTTTGACAGTTGACGGTATATTTGGTCCTCAAAGTAACAATGTTCTAAAAAACAATCAGCAGTTAACTGGTATTGTTCAGACTTTACAACAGTCTGGAAACCCTACAGCTGCTCAAAAGTTTCAGCAATTAATTGACTCAGGCGACCAACGAGCTGTAGTACTCGCTCAAGGTCTACAGAACAACGTGTCTATTACTCCTGAGACATTACAAGTTAATAGAGAAATTGCTGACGCTGAACAAGCTAAATACTACCAACAACTAGAGCAACGCTCACGAGGTGACTTGGACGCATATTTATCAAGTCAACTAAGAGACTATGGACTGTCAGATGAAGTATTACAACAAGGTTTGGTTTCTGATAAAGCTACGTTAGATGATACAGAAGGTATTAGAGGCACATGGGCTTCCTCTGCTAGAAAGGAACGAGCTAACTCACTACTTAATCAGTACAATCAAAAGTTCCAAGCTAATGCTAATACTATGGCAGATAACTTTGGAGCTAAACAGCGTGACTTCGAGTATAACTTTGGTGCCAATGTACCTAAACCAATATTCAATCAAACACAGGCTGCCTTCACTGGGGAAAAACCTACATTCGCATCTACCCAATCTCAGGCTTACAATCCATTTGGATTCGTAGGACGATACAACGCAGAACGTGAGTCTAATAAAAGAGCAGGTGGTACACAGAACTTAACAACACAGATGTATAATCCATTCAATATATAATATGAGTTACTTAAAAACAGCACTTAATACAGCGAAAACAGCTATACCAGCGGTAGGAATACCAGCGTCTATGTTGGCTGCACTATTAAAAGGTGGTGCGAACACTGCAAGTAATCTATCTCAAGGTGGTAATATCAGTGGATTAACTTATAACTCACCTACATATAAACCTGAATACGGTTCTACGGTTGCTACTCAGGAAACTCCCCTTCCACAGTCAGCACCACAAGCATACGTTCCACCAGCACCTGATTCTACTCAACCAGCACCGACATCTAACTTCAATGGTTCTAGTCAGTACTCAGATGAAGATATTGTAAATCTTTTCAATGAAATGAGTGGCTCACTAAACAAGGGTAATGTATACAACCAACAATTAGGTGGCTCAGCAATTGACCAACTATCACGACTCCAAGCTCAGAAAGCTAACGAGAAAGCAGGACGTACAGGACTCTATGAAATAGACCCTAACATGGCTTTCAGTCCAGACCAGATTCGACAACAACGAGGAGCTGCTGATGCGTTCTACGATGAACAGCTTGGTAAGTATGCAGGAATGGCTCAGAAAGAAAGTACAGCATCAGGTAAAACTCAGTTTGGCGACCTTACATCTACTCAGGCATCTATGCTCAATAATATTATTACAAGATATGAGAAGTCACCACTTATACAGGCTGTTGACAGAACTCCTATATTGAGTAAATCAATAGAGTCAATATATACTAATCCAAGTGATGCTGCACTACAAATGAACTTATCATACGCGTACATTCAAGCATTGGACACATACCAGTCTGCTGTTCGAGAAGGAGAACTTTCTAACTTGAACACCATTGATTCACGTATTGGTGATATTCAGAAAGAAATATCAAAGATTACTGGTGGACAAATTGTTAGACCAGAAACAGCTATAAAAATTGCAGACGCAGCCAAAGAGCTAGTAACTACCATCAAAACAGCCGCTAAGAACAAATCTCAATCTTACAGGTCAAATGCTGCTGTTTTTGGTCTTCAAGACGCATGGGACGCATACACTGGTGGATTCACGCCAGAATATGACAGGGTAATTACCGTTGAAACTCCATCTGGTGTTGCTAATGTAAATCCTAATGACCCTATTAGCTGGGACTCTTTAAACTACTAAACTTATGGAACCAAAAACAAACGCAGAATTAGACAAGAGTGTTTTAAACCTAATGAAGATAATTGGGAGCTTAGAAACTGGCGGTGAAAGTAACCCATATAGCTCTGTAGGAGACAAGCACTTAGTTGGAGGTTCACATGGTAAGTTCCAATACAGACCTGACACTTGGAAAGAACGTGCTGGTAAGTTTCTTGGCGACCCTAAAGCACCAATGACACAAGCTAATCAAAACAAGGTTACATACCTTACTATGAAGGACTGGAAAGACAAAGGTCTTACTCCTCAAGAGATTGACGCTCGATGGAATGGAGCTACCTTAAAGAACGGTAAATATATTCACAACGCTAAAGACCGTGAAGCTAAGTTTGTGAGTGCGTTTAATAATGTCACAAGTCAAGCTAAACCAGTCGCACCTGTTTCAAATGAACCTAAGTATGGCACACTTCAAGAAACAGAATCTCAACAGTTAGCACGCTTACAATCTCAAAAAGCTAACAAAGACGCTCTCTCAATCCAGGAACAACAAGGTAGAGAAGGATTCGTAGATAATGTAGTAGGAGGTGCTAAAGACTTCGCTAAAGGTATTGAGAACTCAGCTACTCGTATGGGTGGTAATCTACTTACTTTTGGTAACGAAGCTCTACAGAAAGCAGGATTCAAGGGAAGTGAAAACCCTGTACTTAACTACGGTACAGAGGCTAATAAGTTCGCTACAGGAGATGCTACAGCAGGAACAAACATCATGCAGAAAGCTGGTGGACTTGTTGGAGACGTGGCACAAGTAGTAGCTCCAGTACCAGGTGCTGGAAAGGTTACAGCTGCTCTAAAGGGAACAAATGTTCTTAGAAAACTAGCTGGTATGGGAGGAGCAGGAGCTAATATGGCTAGTAAAGCAGTAGGATTCGGTGCTCGTGCTCTACCTGTTGCTTTAGAAGGCTCAGCCGCTGGTGCTCAAGCAGACATACTTACTACAGGTGATGTAGGACTAGGAAGTACACTAAGATACGGTGCTTTAAATGTTGGAACTAATAAACTACTCTCAGCTCTAGGAAGAAAGTCTGGTGTAGTAAAAGATGTTGTAAAAGAATTAGATGACGCTATTTCAAGTGGTAACACTAAGAGAATTAATGAACTCAAGGACTCTCAAGAGATGAAGAATTTTCTATTCTCTAAAGGTCTTACAGATGACGCTAAAATAGCTCAAGCTGCTCAGAATGAAATTCAAACAGTTCGACAGTTGCTATCAGAAGCTGGAAGTGCTGAGAAGGGATACAACCTCTCAAACTTACCAGAGGATGACATTAAAGCGTTCCTTGAAATTCACCAACCTGGAATCAAACAATCAAACGGTCAATTGTCTTATGTTAATTCATGGAGAAACGCAGAGAAACAGAAGAAAGAAATCGGCTCTCAGTTAGGAAAAGTTACTCAAGCCCTAGCCTCTGATTCTACAAGTCCACTAAATAACATTAGCTTAGATGAGATAGAAAATATCGCTAGGAGCCTCGCTGTACAGAATAAAACTTCATTCAGGGCGTCTAACCAACTTGAAGTAGATAAGGCAATAGCAAAAGAAATAGCAATACTACGCTCTCAATTGAAAGGAAAGAAACCTAACTTCGAGACAATAGACGGTCTTAGAATCGCTGGTAATGAACGCTCTTATGATATAAGTGATGCAGGTAACGCTAAAGACGTAGCTAGTAGATTCCTAGCTGATGCAGTACGACAGAAGACAGATGATGTTCTTAATACATTAATCCAAAACGCAGAGAAGTCTGGTTTGGTTGATGAAGTAAATGCTATCAAACACTTCCAGGAACTCAATAAAGCATACGGTAGTCTAACTGGTGCTCAGGACGTTATTAAAGGACTTGAGAAGGTCCCTAAAACACAGCAGAATCGTCTCACGACACTCTTAGGAGCTACACTCGCTACAGGTGGGGGTTATAACCCTATTGCCTTTGTAGCTGGTTCATTCGCCACAGATAAAATGGTACAAGCGTTCAAGAAGGCACAAGCCTTAGGAATGACACCAAATCAAATATCTAAGATGACCAAGGTTCCACTACAGAAAACTAATGACATAATCAATCAGTTGAAAACTAAGAAGTTACCAGCTGGAAGTAAGTTGAAGACGTTACCAGACCCACGTTCATTACGAGACATACTATTAAACACACCACGATGAAACTAACTCTCAAACACCCACTCAAGGATATATACATCAATCAAGGATTCGGACAGAACGCTACTGACTTGTACGCGAAACTAGGATTGAAAGGACACTCAGGTATAGATTATAGAGCTCCAGATGGTACACCGTGTTACTCAGCTCACGATGGTCGTGTAACTTATGCAGGATACGATGGTGCTGGAGGACTTACAATTGTTATTCGAACTGAACAAGAATTCGAAGGAATTGACGGTAAACCTTCTTTCTGGAAGACTATTTATTGTCACCTAAAGAAAGGTACATTAAAGGTCACAGGAGGTCAACAAGTTAAGGTTGGTCAACATATTGCAGACTGTGACAACACAGGTGCTTCTACTGGCTCACACTTACACTTTGGACTCAAGCCTATTTACAAAGGTGAAGAAGATTGGCAGTGGGATAACGCAGAGCAGAATAATGGCTATCGCGGTGCTGTTGACCCTATACCATACTTTGATGTACAATACAAAGTGTTCAATTCAGTTATTAAACAAGGTCAAAGAGGTCAGGATGTGGTAACACTCCAGGCATTTCTGGTACGAAAAGGTTTCCTTGTTATGCCACCAAATACGTCATTTGGATACTACGGTCAATTAACTGCCGACGCAGTAAAGGCATACCAGATTTCTAAACACATACCACATAATAATGGTGTACAAGTTGGACCTCTTACATTACGAGCATTAAACGAAGATTACGATATATGATTACACTTATGTTAAACGGACTCATTGCTATTATAAAAGAGCTAGGTATACCTAAACGGTTCATTCCTTTAGTTGTATTATTTCTAGGTATTGGATTATCCTTACTCATTAATGACTTATCTAAACAATCAGTTATTGAAGGTATAGGATACGCTCTCAGTGCTATGGGACTATGGACTGGCACAATGACTACGTTCAAGATTAAACCAGAAGACCTAGAGAAATAAGAAAAAACCCCACGTTGCATGGGGTTTAATTATTATTGTTGTTATTTAACCGTCAGTTCAGGCGACTGACAAGAGATACAACTTCTCTTCTTCTATGAACTCTTCATAGGTCTTGGGGTCGTCTTCCTTGGCGCACCCAATGTGAAAGAACTGAAGCGTTCCTCGCTTCCGAGTGCTTGAGAAGTCCGTTTCATGTTCCGTGTGAATTTCCTTGTTGCACACGTAGCATCGCTCCGACATCTCTTGCTCCTTTTGCGTTGTCGTAACAGTGTTTGTGGAAGTAAATCGCCACATTATTAGTGTAGCGTACCACCACATTCCTCGTCAACGTGTTCACTGGTTGACCGCAGCAACCGCATGGGCGGTAGTCGTTCTTGTTCAGTGCCATGTTCATCTCCATCTATCGCATTGATGATTTTGATGTAGGCTTCGAGGCATTCTGCGTGCCAGTGGTTACGTTGGTATAGAACCGAGTCCGTAGCCTCTTTATCGCAGAACTGGCATTTCATTTCTTTTATGCCTCTCGTAGCACATCACATGGAAATCACGCCGTACACCGTCGAGTTTGATTCGAACGATGTCACCGAGGGTGTCAAGTGCGCCATAACAGCACGCACACGTTACCCATCTGGTTGCTTGGTACTTCGGTTTTGTCATGTCAATCTTAGCCATGTCAGTTCCCGTCGTCTTGGTAAGGGACACGAGTCCTACGCACTGCAACTAGCTTGTACGCAGGGTCAATCCACACCTTGTTGAGAATATCCGCGACTTCATCAGGTGTGGCGTTTCCGAACAACTTGTGATACGCAACATGCAAGTCCTTGCGAACGAGTGAAATGTTGCTGTTGCTGTTACTTCCACCTTTGGAACGTGGCAAGCGATGGTGCTTGTCGATGTTCATACATACACCTCATGTTGAGTGTAGCGGTTGCCCCGACCACGAGCCGCGAATACCAACCACTTTCTGCGGAAGCACGGATTTCGTGGGCGTTCCCAGCTCCTTGAGTTTGCGTTCGATTGAGCGCAAATCATCAAGACAATTAACGTGATAGTAATGCCAGTTCCTGCCGTACTCATTTTGTACCTCCAGTGCCTCGTGAGAGTCCTCTTGGTCGTCTATCTTACCGCCACAGCACGCACATTGCCAAAGCATGAAACCTCCTTTGAAAGAACAATCCTGTAGTTTACAGGTACAGTCCCGCCTTATAGACGGGCTAGTACTTATAAGCTATGCACCTGTTACACCTGATACTTCTGGTTGTGTAGAACCTGAATCATTTAGAACAAGTCCTTTAATTGCCCACATAGCACTTGTTTCAAGCTCTGTAATTGCTATAGAACGTTGTCTTGATGGGGGTAAGGTCCTTAAAAACTCATGAAGTGCTGTATAAGCGTTTCTTGTGTCTTGAATAACAGGAAGCATTGCGTCTGATGGTTTGAAATATCCGAAAGGGTTTGATTCTGTTGCTATTGGTGACATATATTTTTGTTTAATTAAACTGTCAAAAAGACAGTGTAGAGGGTAGAAGTGATTTGCCGAGTTAGAAGGTTTGCACTTCCTACCTACAATGTGGGCGAACCACCGACCTTAACTGGCATTAGCTGCCTGTGCGTCCATATTCACAACTACTCGTATAGTCACACTTCATTCCGTAGATACAATTTCTACAGAGATTTTTTGTTTAACGTGAGTGAACTCTTAAACTCATTACTGTTTTTGCGTCTCCTATTCCGCCATACCCTCTGTACTATCTTCTTGAAAGAACAATGCTTGCGGACTCTAGGAGAATCGAACTCCTGACACCATATGGACAGTATGGGGTTTTACCACTAAACTAAAAATCCTTAAATCCCTACGAAAGCTGATAAACAAGCCTTTTAACCGTAGGGTGTACAATTCGACATAAGGTGGTTGTGCGCCACATGTCTCTCATAGTGAAGTGTACAACTTACCTATGAAACTAGCCTCGTTAGACGGATTATCTCGCTAACCACGCTGTTGTGGCGGAGGTCTGAATCGAACAGACACCTTCAGGTTATGAGCCTGGCGAGCTACCTTTGCTCTACTCCGCCATACCCACACGCTGCGAATTGCATGGCATGGGCGATTCTTAGTAACACAGTGTCCCAGGTCTAAACTCCTTTAAAAGAACACTGTGAGTAAGAGTGTAGACATTTCAGCCTACGTCACCATGACAGAGCTTACTACTCAGATACATGGTCTAGCCTTATACAACTAGTTTAGATAGTGGTATTAGCTAATGTGGATTCACGTAGACTCGAACTACGATTATTTGTGCTTCAAACAAATGTGTTAGCCATTACACTATAAATCCTGGATTCTCCGATAATTAAGCCTCGGAGCACAGCTATCTAATTCTATCAGTTTCTAATTAATTTGTCAATCTACCCCAGTTATCGTAAGTATTCACGTAACCTTCTGCGTTCCAGATAGAGTCAACTTCGTACTGTTGAATCTCTCTGAAATACTCAGCCTCATCTAATCTAACTTGAACCTCTCCATAAGCAAACACTCCAACAACTACGATAATCAACCAAGCTATTAATTTATTTATTGTCATGTGTAGAGTATATACTAATGTTTTTAAAAAGTCAATAGTTAGTTATCCACATTTAGTATGGAAACCTGTTGAGGTAATCTATCGCTGTCTTCAACAACATAATATTATCTTTAAAATGACCTAAACCGAAGTTACAGTTTTGACACAAAAGACCTCTTACCTGCGAACTTTTATGACAGTGGTCTACTCTAAGACTATCTACACCACCTTTTTTATTACTTACAATAGTTTCTTTTTGCTTACATATAGCACATACACCACCTTGTTCTTTTAACATTGAATCGTATTGCTCTACAGACAAACCGTACTTATTTTTCAACATCGTTTTACGTGCTTGAGCGCTGTATTTTTTTGGGTTTTCTGTGTACCTAGCTTTTTTTCTCATAGCTATTTTTTCTTTTTTAATTACACCATATTCTTTGTTTCTCTTTAAGCATAATTCCCTATTTTTTCTATTCCATAGTAACGCTTTTTCCCTACCACATAATAAACATCTATATTTATACCGTGGAGAATTTGGATGTTTTTCACAGACCTTAGGCATTCATTTTATCTTTTTGTATTTTGTGTAAATACGCACTAGCATTAAATATCAGAGCACAAATACTTTCTTCTATGGTTTCTTCTGTTGGAAGTCCTCTGTGAGATTTCCACCATGAGAAGAAGTGTCGCCATGCACTTTTCATGCAAACATCTTCATGTTTATCTCCAAAAAGTTTTTGCCAGTTGTCTGAGTCACGTATATTTCCATCTGCCTGAAATCTATGTTTGTGCATATATTTTGCATATGCCTCTAGCGCAAGAGGGCTTATAAAGCCTTCAAAATCCAACTTACCATCATCAGTGTTTCTTGTTCCGCCACCTTCAAATGTTCTCATGTTTGACATATTGTTTTTGGTAGTATTACCCTGCTAATTTATTAAGTTCTTCGTTGTCGTACTTTGGTTTAAGTGTGGTGTTGTAACAAGTATAATGAGCCATACCTAAGTAAAATGCAACATTTGCCTTGTCATTACCACAATATACACATCTGTTTATTGGTGAAAATGAGTTTCCTCTCATCCAACACGATACTATTCCCATACATGTATTTATTTAATTAACTCTTGATAAGTTTTTTCTTCATTATTTCTTTAAATAAAGCATTTTGTCTTCCCCTCTTAATCATGTTGGTCGTTATGGTGTTCAACCATTCTGACTGCACATCAATCTTTACATCTGTAATTAGACTAATGTTCATTATTTTAAGTCTTCTAATTTTAAAATCGAAACCAGCACCTTCCATGTAACCCATGCCAGTATATTTTGACTCCCAATCATGTGATATTTTAAGTATCCTTTTTAAGAGTTTTTTTGTATTTTGCCAAAGATAAGTCATAAGAAAGTTTTGTCAGCATTAATAAATTTTGAAACCAATTATGTATAGGTTTATACATGTTATTTTATTAAGTCATCAATTTCTACCTCGTATTCAAACCCTTCTTTGTAAACCACCAACGCACCAAGGAAGTACTTGACATCTTTAGGGTAATCCGTTACAGACTCTGCTACCTCGAATGGTGTCTTAGCGTAACGATTACTCTTGTACTTGTTAAATGTATCCTGGTTCTTATCTCTTACCTCTTCGTCAGTTAACTTGTCAGACCGTACAATGATTGAGCCTGTTACGTTAGATAGGTCCATTCTTGTTCCATTCTGAGTGAAAGCACCATTCTCTTCAATAGCGATACGATACGCAGCACATTGAGCGAAGTACTCTCGTCCATATATTCCTGAGGAGGTTTTAAAGTCTCCTAGATACCTTTTACCTTCTATTTCACACACAAAGTCAAATGTTCCTGCGTAAAAGTACTTTCGAGAGAATACTGAAAGCTCCGAAGCAATAAACTTAACGTTATTATTAACAGCCCACTCTCTAAATCGAATACAGATATGAGCTGTATCTTGGTCAAGTTTAGGTTCCTCTTTACCTTCTATTTTACTTTTAATGTACCGTTCTACCCAGTCATGTGCGTCCTTTCCTATATCCTTAGCTGAATCAGAGCGTCTCTTGTGAGCGTATGTCTTATCTTTGAGGATAGTTTCAATCTCTTCTCTATTATTTCCAATTGAGTCCTTATAAGCCTCTGTAGCAGCCCAGTCTATAAGATTAGGCTTCGCTATAGCCCCTAGGATAGTTGTAACCCCTGTCATTCCTACCCCATTCAATTGATACCGACTCTTTCCTTTACCTTCTGGGTCAAATACGAACTCATCGAACTTGTCTCCATTAGGTATTTTATATATTACTTTTTGGTGCATACATATTATTATAATCAACTTCAAACATGTGTAATGTATCTTTGTCTTTGTTATACTCTACATTTTCTCTAGTTTCACTAAGAAGATACTCGTGTCCATTAGCATCTATACCATAAAGTCTTCTTACGTGCATGGCATAAGACCCTCCAAGAGAGCCTTCAAAATCATAGTGATTAAATTCTAAATATTGAGATATAAAAGTCCTAACTATGTCTATTTTGATTTTATTATCTAGCATGTTTTTTGGTGCATGTTGTTGTTTTATAAGCCCCACAATCTTTACACTGCCATTGTTGTTTAAGTCCTGTACGAGTCATTCTTAACTTACTCTTTACTAGGTTATGTAAACCACAATTGTTACATCCTTCACTTACACCAGGGTGAGTGTCCATCCATCCTAACATCTTGTCATATACCTTTTCAAGTAAAACCACATCTTGAGCGTTGTACTTTTTCATACTAGCCCAAGCTTTCTTATCTCCTGCGAGGCATTTAAACCACAAGTCTATTCCTTCGTGCTTAAACTTCCTCCCTACTCCTAAGTACTCACCTAAGTCATCTAGTCTATTACTATCGAATTTAAAGTGTTTACGTGCTACCTTTAGAGTGTCTATTACCTTGAATGGTGAGTATGGCTTGATGCCATTCTTAATTAGTTTTGCATTTGTCTTCTTTATATCAAACTTAGCCCCATTGTGTGCGACCACTATGTCTGCTTCATCTAGTACTTTCCATAGGTCTTTGATTATCTGAGAGTCGTCTATTTTAGTACCATAGTCAGCGAGACATTTAGTATGAACTTTACCACCCTTAAACTTATATGAGAACGACATGATTACCCAATCTCTTTCTTTACGAATCATGTTCTGCTCCCACGTTCCCCATGTCCAACCTAAAATTGGGCTCGTTTCTATATCGAAGAACAGTATCTTTTGTTTTGTCATTACGTTTTTGTTTAAAAAATAATAAGAGTTTCCTCTTAATTATTTTTCTGTTAGGTTTTGTCTGATTTTGTCCTAACTCTAACGATATGTTTCAGTTCGTCTAAAATCTTGGCTTTCCAGTCTCATAGGAACAAGTCCAATGAGAACCGTATCCGTTTGCTAAAGCCCACGCTGTCATTTTAGTTTGGTCGTAGTAACTCTCTCTATCTAAATCCATACCTGAGAGTTTCTCGAACCATAACCATGTACGATTCCAGTATTGATATACTCCTCTTGCATTACCACCATCTCCTACGAGACGTGTTCCATAGGAACTTTCACATGTAGCAAGGTTTGTGAGCCATCGTTCTGGAATATCGTATTCCTCAGCGAACTTATTAATTGATTCCGTTAATGTAAGTTCCACTGGTAAAGGCGGTACTTCATGGTCAGCTATAACTATAGTGACACTCATTAACAGAATAATTATTGCTGTTAAGTATCTTATAAATAAGTTTTAGAGATGTCAGAAATTCTCACTAGAACATTAACTGGCTGTATAGGAAACGCATTACGTTCCCTGCACAACCAGCTATTACCTACCGACAGATAGGTATGCTAGGTTGCTGTGACAGGAGAAAGAACTAACTTATTATATTCTATCTTATCCAGGAAGATTTGTCAAGGTTTTTTCTGCTAAATCTTCAACTTCATCTACGTACTTTTCAAACCCCTTAGGGAATGAAACAAGGTCTTTTGGCTTCAACTTAGTTCGCATAGCGATGTTAAGGAAGTTTGTCTTAGACCCTGCTTGGAACTCTTGATAATCTTCATCAAGTAAGAGCACTTCATTTTCCAAATATTTAATCCGTGAACGTAACTCTGATATTTCTGCCATAAGTTCTTTAATACTGTTAGTCTGAACCTCCATAGCCTTTAGAACATGCGACATGTTTGAATGGTAACTCTCGTGTAAAGCAGTCTGGTATTCTTCTACAAAGTCAATTCGTGCTGCGAACTGTTCTCGTAAAACTTCCTCTGGTAACAACCAATTCCAAAATTTCATAATTCTATTTCTGTGTTATATTTAATAATTAACGCTCGAATATCTTGTTCTGGGATGTCGTATACTCGTTTCATGTTACCTGTCTCTATACATTTCTCCATGACGTAGTATTCGTATGTCCTAGGTCCGTCTGTTTTTAACTCAAATACTCTATCTCGAAAATCTTTCTGTGTGAGGAGTTCTGCATTTGTAACGAGTCGGTCTATTTCTTCTTTATCATCTGACTCCTTCGCTATTGGAAGCAAGTAGTGTAGATTCTTGACGGGTACATTTGCTATCTTCTCTACTGAGTACCCAAACTTCTCACAGAAAACTTCGTATATTTGTATTAACCGATTTGATTCTCCATTTGAGAGGGAAATCTCAGGTTGACGAACATACTCTTCCCATGTATCAATTCCACCTGTCGTCAGTTTAAAGTTGTCACCTTCCTTTAAGTATTTAAGAACTGCACCCATTTGTACGAAGTTAATCTTCGCGTGATGCACCATCTTCAATAATAGTTGGTGAGCCTCTAAAGGACTAGAAATCTGGTTGTTGGAAGTCTGTGTAAGCATGGTCTACGGCTTTAGCGAAGTTACCTTTAAATACTTCTTTTTCTAGCTTACTTAATCGTTCTTCAATTCGTGGGTCAATAGGTTGTTCCACTGTGAAGTTTAGGTATGTTCCTTTTTCAGTTTTCTTCTCAGTTACAACAATGTCTACTTGCTGACCTTCATACCACTGTTCAGTTCCTTGTGTCTTAAATGTATTCAACCACTTATCTCCATACTCCTTGGTCTGAATACCAACCGTAGGAACTGACCTACCTTGAATTTCTTTTTCTGTCCGTGATACTCGTGTTAATGTTACTTTCATGTTTTAAAATCTGTCGTTATTTCTTTAATTAATTTACCTGTCGCGTTGTTTATCTCATACGTTCCGTTTCTCATGGGTCCTTTGTTCTTTTGTACATCTACTTCCATTTCACTTTCAGATGGACGACTTAGAACTAGAACTACTTGTGAGTCTTGCTCAATAGAGGATGAACCCTTTGCATCGTGTAATGTTGGTTTCCTCTTCAAAGCTGACCCTGATTCCAAACGTTTGATGTGTGACACAACTATCATCAACATCTTATTATCCTCTCCAAACCGTTTCAGACTTTGTAATGTGTTAGCAATTTCCTCAGCTCTGTTACCTTGGACGTTTCTAACAAGATAGTCTAAGTGGTCTACAATAACAACTTGAATATCAAACAACATCTTAGCTTTCTTTAATGTGTCCAATATTTCAGTTTTCTTTGGAGTTGATAGGTACACAGGTGTATTAGAACACTTGTCTACAATATCATCCCACTCATCGTTATCTGCATACACAAAGTCATCTTGGGACTTATTAAATTTAATCTGTAGGAATCTTTTTCCTACAAACTCAATTCCGCCCTCGAATGGCATAACCAGGGTAGGAATACCATTTGAACTCATCTCATCTGCTATATTCAACACGTAGGATGTTTTACCTATGTTCGTGTCGGCAAGCACTGTGACGAGCCAGTCCTTCTCCATCTTAACTCCTGGTATGAATTTACTCATCAATGTGTTAGGAGTCTTCGTCCTTAACTGCTCGATGATGTCTACAATCCCAGTGAATTGATACTTGTAGAAAGGTGTAGCCTCCTTGATTATCTCCCTGAACTTTTCTATGCTATTCTTTTTAAAGAACTCACTTAAATCTTTATCTTCGAAGTTTACCTCGAAACATTTATCTATCCCAATTCTCTCTGCGAACTTTTTTGAACCTTTCTTACCTGCGTCATCGTTATCGAATGCTGTATAAATCTTTGGAATGGTCGAGAGTAATTCAATCCAAGTTCCTATCGCATCTGCTCCACCTGAACTTACTACATTTCTAACCCCAGCTTGATGAGCTGCCATCGCATCGAACTCACCTTCTGTAATTAGAATACCCCCCATGTTCCTTCCTACATCTATACCTCCTTCGTTAAAGACCCAAGGCATACCTCCTTTCTCACTACCGTACCTTGTATCTCCTTCAATGAACCTGTACTTAATCGCTACCACTACTCCTCGTTTGTAGTGTGGAATAGAGATAGCGTTTTTCTCTTTATTGTACCCTAATCCGAAATGAGTGATAGTGTTTTTAGATAGACCCCTGCTCTCTAAATAGGACAATCCAACCTCACTTTCCATCAAATCTGATGCCATTTTTTCAGCTTTTTCAGTAAAATCGGCTTTTTTACTCAAACTGTCGCTGATACTTGTTATCTCCATGCTCTGTGGCTTCGTATAAGGCTCGTAGACGAACGTAAATCAAAAAGATGATGTAACATACGTCTACCCATTTTCGACCTCGTTAAAACGCAATTTTAAGCCTCGTAATGTATCTATAACGTACTCTTTTACCTCGTTTTCGTCCTCAAATGCTATACCTAGGTAATTCTTCGCAAACGCTATGTATGCGTTGATGTTCATAGGCATCCAGTTAAGGGGATAACACTTGTCTTGGAGCTTTCTCTTTTCAAATTCCGAGTTATTGTCTGCACCTTGCCAGTTCATAAATATGAGGACAAGGAGTGCTACTTGCCACTCTGAGAACTGGTCAAGTACTGGCTTCAATACTTTACCCAACATTGGATACTTGAGTATTGGCTTGAAACCGTACCGTTGTTCAAAGAGCATTGAGTAGAACGTGCAGACTCTAACTATAGCTGTTTTTCCGTTTACTGGTAACATACTATGTCATTGTTAATGACCTTATAAGTATATACGATTTATTCTTCTTTGTCAACATATATTGATTCTAAGCGTTCAATAATATTTCTATCTGAGATGTAGTTTACTTCATCTGGGAAGACGTTAGCCATAAGCTCTGAGAATGATAAATCACTCCGTTCCCACACCTCTCGTAATCGTTCAATAAATTCGTGTTTGTTCATAACCTGTATTTGCTTTTTTTTCTTATATGTAATCCTGTTTTAACTAGTAAATCGTAATTAGTTTTCCTGTATGTTCTAAACTTTGTTTTTTTAATGTCTTCAAGAAACCTTTGGTATTTTTTATACATTTCCTCTTCTGTAGGTTGACGTATCTTTATGTACAATGTTACAAAAGCATCATACGACATACTTGGTCCTTTATAGCACGGCTCAGTCCTCTTCTTGTTTTTGCTTCCTATCGTACGCATGTATGAATTGTAAGTATTTATGCCATAACTCTATCATTCTGTCGTCTGATAAGTAGAACGGGTCAGCCATCTGTGCATTTTCATCTTGAGCTATATTCTCGTATGTCCGCATCCATGAAAGAAAGTTAAATAACACCTGACCTAAACGTAACTCTTTTGGAATTGTTATGTTAAATGTTTTCATATTAGAATTCTTTACCATCACCTACATCTATAACGTTTATTCCTTTCTCTTGGATTGTCCGAATGACAGATGGTCTATCATCGAACCATGCTACTATATTTAACTCGGAAAGGTAGTTGTCAACAATCTCTGCTTTCACTTCGGTATCAGGTCGTGTGTCGTTGCTATTTCTCATAATGAGTAGTTCGTATGGTGTCCTGTTCTTTGGGTCTAGGTTCCAGATTCCATGTCCTGGGCGTTCAACGAGACAGATTCCATTTGATACTAACCATTCTGTTGTAATTCTTCGGTAGTCCTCTGGTCTAGCGGATACTAAGATTATCTTAGCACTGTGTTCAAGAGCGTACCCTCTAACCTGCTTCAACACATCATTTCTTAAAGTGTCAGTTGGGATAGCTTCGAAAAACTCTTTCCATTTCTTTTCACCTTGGACTAGATGTCTACGCTTTTCAATGTTTGCTAATGTTCCATCAAGGTCGCACACTACTACATTCTCATCTTTCATATAATCAAGATATTGTAGTGCCATCTTTTTAATTACATGATACCCTACCTTCTCACCTCGTCCCCAGTCTCGCCCTATACACGTTTCAACATCTACATCAGTTAGGTCTTTTATTTCAAATGTAGCATCACATTTTTTTGCTAGTTCTTTCCAACTTTCTAAGGTTCTAGGATTAAGATTTGTGTCGTCTATAATAACATTCAGTCCAGCATGTAGTAGTGTTACGGCAATTGATTTCTGGACTTCTTGTGTTATACCTTCGTTCTTTCCTGTAAATTTATTAAAGTGCAACATCTCTCGTAGGAGGTCTTTGTTTAATCTAACAGTCCCCCCTGATTCTTTCATTATCTTTTCTGCAAGAGTACTCTTACCGCATCCTGGTAATCCTCGCATCAATATTAATTTCATAAATTTGCAACACTTATATCACCTGTTAATAATTCTATAAATATACTTTTTGATTTTTTATTACATAGGTTTTCGAACGCCTTGAAGTCAAATGGTTTGTTTGACTTACCCATATCCTTTGCTATCTCCCAACATTCCTCTGTAATGAGGTCGTGATAGCACATACCCATCATACGTGGAATATGCTTCATGTCAAGTCGTCCTTCCATACTTTCTAGTTTGTGGAAGTTCTTTTGGACACGGGCAAGGTTCATAAATTTGTTAACATAGTACATTTCCTGGTAGGTGTCAGAACTTTTATTGTTCCCACCAAAAGTGATACCATTATCCTCCTTGAATTCTTGTGTAACGAACTTACCGTACTGCTTTACTCCGAACTTGTTAACGTAGGCGAGATTCTTAACCACAACACCTTCCCCTTTCACTCCTAGCACAGATTTACCTGCGTGTTCTTTAACTTGGTCTAGTGTAGGATTCTCCACTATTGCAAATAGCTCAACCGTCTTAATTCCATATTCTTTAGCCATCTCGTTTACCATTTCTATACTAAGCATTTCACCTTCTTCGTTTACCTCAATGTCAAATAAGTAGAAGTGCTTATATGATGTCTCATTGTAACCAATTGTGTGTCTCACCAACCATTCACCGTACATTCTCCAGTTTGGGTTGTCACGAAAGAATCTCTTAATGCCTTCATGTTGGTTTACATAAGTTACGAATCCATTGAAATCATCTCCTGCTGCTGTGAGGTCGCGTGTCCGAGAACCACAGTGTATACCATCATCATCCAACCAAATTGAAGCATTCGCCCCGTCCACCTTCTCTTGAAGGTAGCACTTACCTTCTAGGAGTCCATCACATTCTTCTTTATGTAGAGCGTGTATTTTATTATATTGTTTGAATTTCATATTTCTCTTCTTAATCTGTCGTAAATATCTACGAGAATATCATAGTAAGAATCGGACTCATCTTTTAATAAAGCGAGTTCTTCTTTAAGCTCATTTATCTCACTCCTTAATTTTTCGTTTTCGTTCTGTAATTCTATAAAATCTTGATGTTCTTCCATATTTATTGTTTAAGTTTGCAATAAGGCTCATAGTACGACCATACTGTACCCGCAGGTGTATTTAAGAAATCTTTTCGGTTTAATATTTTCATACCTTTTCACAAATTAGCTTATAAATGAAATCACAGAGCTCATCATTGTCAAGATTGTCTTCGAGAGAGAGGGAGAGGTTGTATAAAGAAAGAATTTTTATGATGCAGAATGAGGAATTATACTCACTTAATTGCATTACCTCAGCGATACGTTTTTCATCAGATAGCTCTTGTACTGCCCTAAGTAAATGCGAAAGTTCGAGTGGGGTACCGAGGACTTCTTTAACGTCTTGCGGAAAAAACTCTTTTTTACCCCTTAAGGAAAGCTCAAATGACGGGGTTTCACCGTGATAGTTTGCTGATATTACATCATAATCACCGTCTACGTTATGTTTCATAATAACTTTACACCCAAATTTTAGCTCCATTGTCTCAGGGCACACTTCCCGTATCTTATTTATTATTACTTGTTTTTTAGTTGTCATGGTTGTTTATTAAGCTACCCCACTGCTCTGCCATTGCTTTTGCTATTCCTGGAAATGTTTTTGCCCTGTTTATTTGCCTATCCTTTCCTCCTTTATTAAACCAATTTCCTGCCACTTTTGTGCTTTCAGACTTTTCGACAATATTTGTCGGAGTTATTTTCGGAAGTCCTTTTAGCCACAAGCATGTTTTCTTGCTGAACGGATGCCCGTGTTCGTAAGGCTGTATGGTTTGAGTGTACGGAGGAAGCATAAACACTGTAGACGGCACGGGATTTTCAACAGCTATACGAGGAATAGGAGCATTAAGGAGTGCTAGAAAGAAGTCTCTGGCAACTATTCCTTTCTTTACTCTCTCTTCATTGAGAACTCCTTTTGGGTAAAGATGCACCGCACCTGCGTTTGAAAGATAGGTACAGGGAGGATGTGCTATCATCATGTCCCAATCTTCATTCAAGTGCTCAAGCACATCGCCCTGTATATGCCATTCAGGATGTCCGCCACTGCAAGGCAGTATGTCGCAACTGTATGCCTCGTGTCCTAGTTCGCGGAATGCTTTGCACACCGCTTGACTCTCTTCACACGCAATAAGTATCTTCATACTATTTTATTGCCTCTTGTAAGAGGGTTTTGATGTCATAAAGACCATTAGAATAAGCACGAAGATAATCTGCGTCATCATATCCACCGTGTAATTCTGATTGCTTTCTGTTGTCTAATTTATCCACCATCTCAATAATAGTGTTGATGAGTTCGGTGTTTTTCTTTTCGAAGAAGGATTTGAATTTGATTTCTCGCATATTTACCTTGTTAATTTATAAACCATCACACTCGGCAACCATAAAGGGATATATCCTACACAGAGGAGTGTGAGAGCTGTGAGGAGGTTTAAGAGAGCTTCTTGCATGTTATTTGATTAAGTCATTAAGCCAACTCACTGCTGCATCCCATCCTTCTGTAAGGTTTATTTCGTGGAATTTGAGAGCCTCATATTGCCATCTATCTCTGGTCTTTGCACTTGACCAAAACTGACAACATTCAGAGAAACCAAAGGTACTGAAATGTTTATAGCCACAATTCACACACTGGTATCCCATCCACCCACACGCTTTACCTAAGCTCTGCCAGAAGAGTGGGTCACATACATATTCACACTTAAAACAGTGTCCCTGGTACTTCTCCAATGGAATATACGCATTAAATCCTCCTTCTTGTGCTTTTTTGATTATTTCTTGCATATTGGTGGGGGCTAGTAAAAACGCATTATCAATAGTTTTAGGTTGACGCTTTGCGTCTGTCCAAAGGTGTCTTCCGTAGTATGTTCCCCAGGCAGAACACGATAGTCGTGAAATGTCTCTATATACTTGTTTTTTGTCTGTTCCACATCGGAAGCAATAGGATTCCTCTTTCATATCATTATTACTTATTTGTCTTGGTTGGAACTATATCTTTCTCAGTTATCTCATTTGTGTGCATGTAGCGATTGATTGCGCTTGCGTAGTTACACCCTGTATTAACTACAATTATTTCTATATCTCTGAGCACTTTTCTTCTCTCCTCCTCCACCGCCATGTCTATGATTTGGTCTATGAATAGTTTGATTTCTATGTGATTTGGCGGTTTATTCCCTTTCCATATTTCTGTTTCTCCATTAAGTTCCTTGAACTTCTCATCAAACATTTCTCTAGCTTTCTGTTTTATGTTCATACTTATTTAAACCAATTTATAAGTGTTCTTTTAAAGTATTTCCTATCCCAACTATCCTCAAAATCTGTGTTACAAAACGCAATAAATAAAACAAGAGGAAAAGTTATCAAAGTAAAAGGGAACTTTATAATAGATTTGATTATGTTTAAAATTTTCATATTATCGATTATCTTCTATTGCTTTTTTAAATGCTTCCCAGTCCTTCTTATCAACCGAGATGTAGTAATACCCATTCTTCATTATCTCGTACACCGTCTCTTCAATTTCACCATCTTTAAACACTTCTTTTTTGATTACTTTGTACATAAAATTTATTGCTATAAGACCAGTATATACGCTCTTCTGTAAAAGTCAACCCCCTTTATCCACAGTATTGACAATTATATAAGTTTATGATAAACTTTACATACATGAAAGAAATTAAAAACGATTTCATTATGGTTCGAGCAACGTTGAAGTATAAGACTGAAAAGAAGAAGCAAGCCAAGAAGAAAGGCTACTCCCTATCAGAATACATTAGAATGCTCCTAGACAATGACAAAACAAGCTAAGCAGTACATTAAAGATAACATCCCATACTACGGTAAAATACCGACTAAGGGAAGGTACACTGGGGTTAAAGCTAAATCTTGGAGCATCCTATCTGACTATACTCGATGTCGAGATTTCATACTCTACGGCACGTTCGTAGACTCTGGAGAGAAAGTAAGACACTGGCGAGACGGTGACGCTGGACACTACATATCAATGGCTGGACATGGTGTCTATTCTGGATTCTCAGACAAGAACATCCATCTACAAAGTAAATCAGGTAACGGTTGGGGTGGTCAAGATGTTGGTTACGCTTTCGGTAAAGAATTAGAACGCCGCTATGGTAAGAAGTTCTTACTAGAATTAAAGAAAGATGTCCAAGTGTACGCTAAAGACGATGACTGGTTCCATATAGAAAAAATAAAAGAAATATATAGCAAGTTCCAACAATTAAAAAAGAAATATCCTAATTATGAATATCCTAAATATGTTTAAAAAACCAAAAACACTACAAGAACGATACCTTGCGTTTATGAAAATTGTACAAGATGCTAGTAAGAAATACGGCATTGACCTTGTACCTGGACTCAATATAAAAGACCTCTTCGCAGAGACTACCCCTACCCCAGAAGCTCCTACTCCTGTACAGGAAGTTCCAGAAACTCCTAAAGGTAAGAAGGGTGGTAAGAAATCTGAAAAATAGTCCAATTTTGACGGTGCGTATATAGTAAATCTCAAAATGAAAAAAGATAACAACACAAAAATTAAAGTTGTCAAGAACACAAAAACTAAAAAAGTCAACTACACAATTGATGACTTGAAGGATGTTTGGTATCGTGCGGTTTACAATGGCGCACTACTTTGGCAGTACTCAAAAGATAAAAAGATGAGTTTTGAAGACGGTGTACAGGGTATACGCGAGGTACTCGACACAGAAGGGCTCCGCACTATACTGAGCAATGATTTTGTGCTTTTGGGTCTTTTCCATGAGAAACAAAAGCCGAAAAAGTCAAGTAAAAAAGACTAGATAACCATATAAATCAAAGCATTCGACAGAGTGCTTTTTTTGTTGCCTTGTAAGATGTGGGAAAAGTATTGACACGCTACAATGTGGGGTGTAGACTGTATTCATATGAAAGATGATATAAAATTAATTAAAGACAGCACGAAAATGAGTCACAGAAGGGCAAAAATTGACTTGTGGCGCGTGTTTGGTAGTATAGTGCTATATACCATCATTATCGCCATTACATGGGTTTTTGTGGTGGTGTACATGGCGGTGTTATAGTTTGAGTGTGGCTTTTGCACATTATCCCTTTAATTGTCGAGATTAAAGCCTTTCTAAAGATAGTGTGCAAAAAGTCCCATTTAAGGGGCACAAAACATTATGAAAAAAAATGAAGAAGCGATTAAACAATTGCAGGAAATTATCAAGGAGGGTGATGTTGTGTATACTTTATTGCAAAATGTGTCAAGTAATGGCATGTCAAGGCGCATTGTTGTGTTAATACCACAAAAAACAAAAAACGGGCTGATGGTGCGAGATATAACCTATTTAGTCGCTGCGGCTTGTGAATTAAGATATAATAAAGACCGCCACGCATTGGTTGTTGGTGGTTGTGGCATGGATATGGGCTATCATGTTATTTATACACTTGCTAGTGTATTGGGTTATAAAAAAAGTGGCGAAAATAAAGGCAACTGTTACGGTTTGGCACATCAATGGTTATAATATGAAAAAAATACACTTTCAAATAATAGCGGATAGCCGTTCATGTGATGACATAAAAGCGAAAATTGAAAAATTAGATAGTGACTTGCAAAAACTTTTGACGGAAAATAGTATTAAGTTTACTACACATGACTGGTGCGGTTTGTTGGAATGGAAAGACGGGACACGACAATACAGAACAGACTACACAATCGAAAAAACAAAAGACTTTACCTATAAAAAAGTGATGACACTTATCAATAGTGTACAAGCACCATTTTACAAAATAAAATAATATGCAATATTTAGATTATCTAAAAAAGTATCATAGCACGTACAAACATGCTCAAATATTATCAAACGGTACAACATTTTACACTTTGGGGCGTGTGTTTCGCACACTACAAAGCGCAAAGATGTTTATAACTAAAAATACAATATAGTTATGAAAAAGACTGAAATCAGAAAAAAAATGCGTGGTTTATTTAATTGCTCCAGGTTTATAGGAGGTATACACGTTTGTAATGTAGCATGGAAAAACTTCCCCTATATGATAATTGAAAATTATCAAACTTTTGATGATGCTAAGGGCGACAAGTTTACCCCTATATTGTACTTCAAAACACAGTATGACTTAATAGAGCAATTATATAAATCCTTAGATATAAAATAAATATGAAAGCAATCTTAGTAAACGGCACACCATACACACAGCAGCAAGTAAATGCGGTGCTTAGTTTTGGCGAGCAACATCCTGCTTTTAAGTTATTCTTCAAAAGCAACTTTGTAGTAAATCCGCAAAAATACTCACACATGGTACGGGTTACAGATAGCGGAGAAGAAACGTTTTGCGATAGATACACGGTATACATTAAAGACCTGGAGGGGTGGGAAGTATATACAATGAGTGAGCGGCCATTATCTCCTTTAGGGGTTAATATGTACTCACACACGGAGAAACGCGCACCACGCTCTATATCTCTAAACAAGGTACCAAAGGAAGTTTTACAAGCTATCTCACAAAGATTATGCGAATAGAATACAATAAAATACTCGAACTATACCACACTAATGTTCTAGGGTGTAATGTGTGGGGCGAGAGTGTAGCGGAAACCATTGGAAACGCGGTACAATTAATAAATAGTTATCGCTCTAAGTTTGGATTATCCAAAATACTATGCAAATAAAAGATTTAAAGTTTTGCGCCCCTCATGACGTAAATTATAAACTACGATTTATAAACGAACTACGAACCATCACACGTTTGGGTGAACAGCACCCGTCTTTCAAAGATGCACGCCGTCTATTATTAAAACTTAAAGAATATCAATATGAATAAAGAAGAACTAGAACTATTTATCCCCCTCATTGGAGACTTGAATGACGTTAAAACCGCTATCGACGCACTCGAAACGCTCGGACTATCCAAAAAAGAACACGATAAATTACGCACGGCAATTGAAGACATGCTTGAAGACATAGAACAAACAACGTACTGATATGACACTTATATTTACATTACTGGGGTTTGCATACATATTCTGGAAGCTGGTTGTTTGGTTGTTTACGCCTAGATATTAAAAGAAACGCCTCAAAAGGGCGTTTTTTTGCGCCACATTAGAACCCTTCACAGAGAGATATAGAACACTTAACACGCTAAGTATACTTGACAAACAATACTTAACATGCTAAGCTTTAATTTAGGAAATATGAATTTTAGAAGCAAGGACTTAGAGAAAACGGCGGAATACGTGAAAAATAGGATAAAAGGGCTTAACAAGAAGGATAGCGCACTAGAAGCAGGGTATACGCTTAATACAGCGGAAAACGCGCTTATGATAGAGAAGGGGCAGAATTACAAGATACTAGCAGAACGAACTAACGCTATTACTACTATGAATATGCACGCTATAATAGAGCGTATGCGCGTGTATATAGCAGAAAACAAGCCTACAATGGAAATTAAAGCACTTGCTGAGGTGTTCCAGAAGCTAGCACAAGCGCAAAAGATACTCACCCCTGAAATAAGGGTACGCGAGTCTCAAGATAAAGACGGCAATACTAAGCGCACAATATGGGCTACAGGCAACACAATCCCACAAGCGTCAACCCCAACAGAAAATAACCCTGAATAGTCAAGGGTTATTTTATTGTCTATTCCAATGTCGCACAATATTTATTGTCCGACGTTAGAAAGTGTGCGTTAGAATAACCTAGTCAAAAGCGTAGCATGCCCTGTGGCTGCACAGAATCGCGTATAACGAGAGTAAATGCAAAAGATGATACTATATACCAGTGGCAGTATATGCTCTCAATCTGGGTCAATTTTGAGGCTCGCAGACACTACCCCTCTACAACATAGCTTGACAAAAGCGTCAAATGATTGTGAAGTTTGAATTTGATTGAGGGGGTGCCACCTTCCTGATAGGGGTAGGGCGTAAAAAGAGAAAAGGAGTCACTTAATGCAAGTGTAAATATATGAAATTACATTGTACGCCAACTATTTTAACGTATACAGTGTGAACTTATATTTTAAATCGTCAACTTGTGCATCTAG